CCTTGTTCTCCTTTAGTAAAAGAGGAACTAAATTAAACACCAGATATTGATGACAGAATCACCAATGTTACAATCTGCGAACGCTAAACACGTTCATGCTAGGGTGCGAACCCAGGCCGAACATGATAGGAACGTTACCTGTCCGTCGAGTGAACCCATCGACGTTAAAGGTGAGAGGGTTGAGAAATTCATCCACGGCGTGAGCTTAGTGCTCCGCCACCATCGGGCGCCGAAATCCGTAGTTCGATCTGTCCAAGATCAAATTAGGGAGTATGTAAGCGTTCCCGATGAAGGAACCTTTCTCAAACGGGCTAAGTATGTAGTCCTATGGCCAATGGCTTACTTTCTGGAGAATGAACTCCCAGACGAAGCCGATCAGCCCTTCCATTTCCGTGGAAGAGCTTGGCGATGGATGCGACAACGATTTGCCTGTAAGGGTAATAAGAATGTCCACTTGTGGTATTCTTTCTTACAGTCAAAGCGCGCGGCCGCTCCTGTGACTTCGGAGATTGTTCTTGCGAACTTCCAGAAGCACAGGCAGCAAATGCTTATGCCCGACCCTATGTTGGGGGAGGACGACCTGTCCGATGAGGCTTTGGATAACCTCGAGGTCGTCGTTAAGCGACTAGCCAAGCAGCTAGCCGTTGAGCTTAAGAGTTTTTGGAAAACTCCCTGGCGTGTCTCACACAAAGCTTCCGAGTCTGCTTCTTTTGAATCAACTCGAAAGTCTGGTGGTCAAGCTGGGTTGCTCCGGTCGCTTCTTGGTCAAAGCAACAAACTCCGTCAGCAGGAAGGTTTAGGCGGAATCTCGGAAACGAGATCTTTTGCCAGAAAGGGCGATAAAGTTCTGTACCGCCCTTTGGTAAAGACCCTGGTCCGCCAGGGTGAGTTGGATGACCTGGAGGACATCCTTAGCGATTATGTTCTTAAATCGGATATACCGAAGGACAAATCCGGGAACTACATTCCTGTAGTTCTCAAGGCTAAAGTTGAAGCTGTTCTCGAACCTTTCAAGGTTCGAACGATCTCAAAAGATCCAGCTCTTCCTAGCTACATTGCTAAGGAGGTCCAGGTCAAACTCCATGGTTTGATGAGGAGCATGAAACCCTTTAGGCTAATCGGCAGGCCGTTCGATCCTACGGATCTAATGGACCTTTACGCAGTTCAGAGCCGTCTTAATGGAGGCGATTTCCGTGAGGAATATTGGCTTTCCATCGACTACTCTGCAGCGACCGACGGCCTATCTGCGAGTCTTTCTCAAAAGATCCTTCGGGATCTCCTCGAGAAAGGCGCTTACGACATCGACGCAATAAATGAAGGTGATTCGCTGGATAAGCGAATTCGTCTTTTGAACATCCTCTTGGGAGTTTTAGCTCCTCACGAGATCTCCTACCCTAAGGTGGGAGGTGTTCGATTGCCTGATGTCATGCAGCAGAATGGCCAGCTAATGGGTTCCATCCTTTCTTTTCCAATCCTCTGTTTGGCTAATTTGGCTCTATATTTGACTGTTCGTAGGAGGCTTAGACCTGAAGCTAAGATGAGTGATCTTCTTAACTCAGTTCTTATCAATGGCGATGATATGCTTTATATCGGGACCCTGGAGGAGTGGAAGCTCCACCAGGAACTCGGTGCAAAGTTTGGTCTCGCTATGTCTCCTGGTAAGGCTTATTTCCATAAGTCTTACGCGAACATCAATTCCCTTTCCGTTGTTATGGATCTTCGGAACCATAACCCGACTCCCTTCGTTATTCCATTCCTTAACGTGGGCCTTATGACTGGTAATCATAAAGTCCTTGCTAAGATTGGTGGCGAAGAAGTCGATAGAGCCCCCGAGACCCCCTTAATCTCTGTTTTGAATAAGGTGGTCGACGGTGCTTGGAAAGGTCGTCAGGCTGATGTCTTCCGTCAGTACATTTCGATGCACTCACGGGAAATAAGCCGCGAAGCCAGAGGTCGTAACCTCTTCCTACCCATAAGCTTGGGTGGTTTAGGATGTAACTTGATCCCAGGATTAAGTACGTCCGTGACCGCTAAACAAGCCTATCAGGTCGAAGAGATTATTCGATCTCAGCCCTGGTTATGGCCGATGGAAAGGCCACTACCAGATGGAGTGGAGGTTGAGGATGTGATCGACTTTAAAATCGATCCCATCAGATTCGCCTTAGATAGCGAGCGGAAGGTTTCTGTCATGAGAAAGAAGCTCTTCGGTCCCCTTCGGACCGATAAGCTTTTCTTCCCATGGGGAATATACCGCCGCTACTAGGCGCTCACCCGCTCAAAAGTGGGTCCGTATGGGGAGCTTGAGAAAGCTTCGACCCAAAACGTTTGGTTGCGCACGATTGAGCATCGATTGTGGTTTCCTCTTGGTCAGAGGATCCCTCTGCGCATTCTATAAAGACTTACGTGCTAAACAAAATGCCGAGAGACTGCACGGAGTCACCGCCCCCCTATTCACCGGGGGTCTCGGGTTCTTAGTTTGTGAAAGAACCTTTAATCTAAAGATAATCTGACCTTTAGACGAGTTTGGCGGTCCATACGGATGAACAGTCCACCACCGTACATGGTGGGTCCACGA